GTCGATCCCCGCCCCGCCCCAGCGCGCCAGCACCGCATCCTCCACCACCGCATGCGGCAGCGCCGCGCGCACCGGCGGCGCATCGAACGCCGTCACGACAGCGCCGACCGCCGCGACCAGCGCCGCCTGCAACGCCGTGCCCGGATCCACGCCACTCACCGTCGCGCCTCCGCCATCAGCCGCATGCGCCGATACGGCCGCCACAGCGCCGCCACCGCCGCCGGCGGCGCGCGGCCCCCATCGCGATCGTTGAACAAATGCGCGACAAGCATCGCGACGCCCTGCGCCAGCGGCGGCGGCAGCGCCGCCCAGTCCGCCGCCAGTCCGGCGGTGTAGCTCACCGCCACGCGCCCCGCCGCACCCGGCGCGATCACCCGCACCCAGCCGCGCGCATCACCGTCGACGTCGACCGCATAAGCGTCCGGCGGCAGCACGAACGGCGCCCCCTCCGCCGGGAGGCCGGTCACCCCGTTGATCGCCGCCACCGGCATCGCCGCCAGCAATTGCCACGCGCTGGTCCCGGCCGGCAGCACATCCTCCACCGTCCGCGTCACCAGCAGCGTGCCGGTGAACGCCTCCGCCAGCGCGATCGCGCTCGCCGCCAGCCGCGCCAGCAACGCCTCTTCCGCCGCCCCCTCCAGCCGCAGAAAGCCGCGCGCCTCCGCCACCGCCGCGGCGATCGCGGCGGGCGACACCCCCGAAACCGTCATGATCCTCTCCCCTCAACATCGACACGCCCCTCCCGCGCGCACGGGAGGGGGGCAAGGATCACGACGCGGCGAACTTCATCACCTTGATCGCCTCGCTGTTCGACACGCAGCCACCGACGCGCTTCGTGGCGTAGAAGCTGACGAACGGCTTCCTGGTGTAGGGATCGCGCAGGATCGCGGTCTCGGCGCGCTCGGCGATCAGATAGCCTGCCTTGAAGTTGCCGAACGCGATCGACAGCGTGTTCGCCGCCATGTCGGGCATGTCCTCCGCCTCAACCACCGGATAGCCGAGCAGCGTCGCCGGCTGCCCCGCCGCCAGGCTCGGCTGCCACACGAACGCGCCGTCGCTCGTCTTGAACTTGCGGATGCGTGCCAGCGTCGCCGCGTTCATCACGAACACCGCGCCCTGCCGATACGGCGCGCGCAGCGACTGGACCAGGTCGATCAGCCGCTCCTGCGGATTGCTGCCGAAATCGCCCGCTGCGCCCGACAGGATATGCTGCAGCGTGCCGAACGGCCGCACCGCATCGCCCGACGCGGCGGTCGGCTGCTGAACGAAGCCCTTGGGCCGGTTGATCCCGTTGCCGTTCACGAACGCCGCGCCTTCCGCCTTGGCGAACTCCGCCGCGATCTCGCTCGCCAGCCAATCCTCGACGTCGAAATGCGCGTCATCCAGCATCGCCTGCGTCGCCGACGGGTTGGCGAACAACTCGCCCATCGGCGGCGCGATCTCGACGAAGCTGGGCGTCGCCGTTTCGCTCCGGTCGCCCGTCTCGGCCGCCCAACCCGACGGCGTGCCGCCCGTCGTCACCAGCTTGCGATAGCCCGCGCTGCCGACCTGCACGACATTGGCGATGGCGCGGATCGGCGAGGCCGCCTTCAGCGTCGCGTCGATCACCGCGTCCAGTTCCTTTGGCACGGCATAGCCGCCGCTGTCGCCCGTCAGGCCGGAAAACGCCTTCATCTCCAGCACGGCGCCGCTGCGCACGAACGCCCCGAACGCCGCATCCCGGCCCGCGCCGGGCATCGCCGACGCGCCATCCAGCACCGGCCGTGCCACCATCATCTCACCCATGTTCTTCTCCCACGCGAAAACCCTCCCCGGCCGCTCGGGCCGGAGAGCTGCACCCACCACGGGCGCGCACCCTTCAGATTTCGATGATCGTCTCCACCCGCGCCGCCGCCTGCATCGGCACGGCCACCAGGCTCACTTCGGCAAGGCTGGCGCGCAGCACCTCGCGCCAAACCCCCTGCCGCAAAATCGTCGCGCGATAGCCGACCGACAGCCCGCGCAGCCCCCCGGCGCGCACCATCCGCGCCACCTCGTCATCATGCACGCACGCCTCGATCCACAGCCCGCGCGCATCCTCCCCGATCGCCCAGATCTCCCCCACCGGCGCCCCGCCGTGCTGCATGAGCAGCGGCACCGGCATCGCATCGGCGAACACACCGCTGCGAAACACATCGCCCGCCCGGTCGACCCGGTCGAACACCGCGGCATAGCCCTGAATACGCAGGCTCATTTCACCCACTCCCCAAACCCCAGCTTCACCGCCAAGACGGCAAGCAGCAGCGCCGCCACCCAGCCGGCGAACGCCTTCCACGCGCTGCGCTTGGCATCGCGCCACGCGGTCAGCAGCTCGCGCAATTCGGCGAGGTCACGCGAGGCCGCATCGTCCGCCAGCCCCAGCCGCGTCATCGCCCGCGTCGCACCCAGCTCGCCCGCCTCCTCGGCGATCGCGCGCAGCGTCGCCATGTCCGCCCCGCCCGCGCTCCCCTGCGCGAGCAGCTGCGCTAAAACTGACCCTGTCATTGCGCCCACCCCACCATCTGCCGCTTCTCGTCGGCGGAAATGAAATCGGCTGCGGACACCATCGCCCACAGCCGCTCGCGATCCTCCACCAGCGCCGGCACGCGATCGGGATCGATCTCGATCCGCCCCTCTGGGAACCACTCGCGCAGCCCCGCCGCCAGCGCCCCGAACACCGCATCCGCCAGCGGCAGCACGGTCAGCCGCCACAGCGCCCGGTTCGCCTCGCGATAATTGGCGTAGGTCGCGTCGCCCGGCAGTCCGAGCAGCATCGGCGGCACGCCGAACGCCAGCGCGATCTCGCGCGCCGCCGCCGATTTCAGCCCCACGAAATCCATGTCGGCCGGCGACAGGCTCAGCGCCTGCCACTTGAGGCCCCCCTCCAGCAGCATCGGCCGCCCGGCATTGCCCGCGCCGGCGAACCCCGCCTCCATCTCCTCGCGCAGCCGCCCGAACTGCTCGGCCGACAGCGCCGATCCGTCGCCCGGATCATAGACCAACGCCCCCGACGGCCGCGCCGCATTGTCCAGCAGCGCCTTGTTCCACCGTCCCGCGGCATTGTGCACCGCGATCGCCCCCGACGCCGCGCCCAGGCACCCCAGCCCGTAATGATCGTCGAGCGGATGAAAGCCGCGCACATGGATCACCGCATCGGGCGCGATCTCGCTCACCCGCCCGCCCACCGTGTAGCGATAGCCCGCCGCCCAGCCGCTGGCGTCCAGCACCACGCCGACCCGCTCGGGCCGGAGCGGATACAGCTCCGCCACCTTGCCCGTCTCGTCGCGCAGCAGCTGGATAAAGGCGTTGCCGTGCAGCAGCACCTGCGCCGCCACCACCTCCGCCAGCCGCCCGCCGCCGGCGCGCGCCGTCACCAGCGCCAGCAGCGCCGGATCGCTCGCGTCGAGCGGCGCCGATCCCACCGCCTCCGCCACCAGCCGCACCGCCCGCTGCGCCACCGCATTGCCGAGATACCCCGCGCGCACCTGCGCATCGTAACCAGACGGCCATTCCCCCTGCGCCACCGTCGCCATCCCGCCACGCGAAAGCGCCGGACGCGCCCCCTCGCGCCCGGCCTTCAAGCCGAACCATCTCATGATCACCTCTCCCGAATTTTCCGGCGTCCCGAGCGGACCCGCCAACCCCCCACCGACGCCGGCAAGCACGCGGCGCCCCTGAAACCCCGAACGAGCCCGGCCCAATGAGGAGGCACGCCGGCCGCCCCACCCACCATCGTCACCCCGGCCTCGTGCCGGGGTCCACCGCGCCGCAAACGCTCAAGCCAGCGAGCGCGCGGCACCGTGGAAGCCGGGACAAGCCCGGCATGACCAAGGCAGCACGCCAGCCGCCCCACCCGCATCGTCACCCCGGCCCCGTGCCGGGGTCCACCGTGCCTCACACGCTCAAGCCAGCGAACACGCGGCCCCGTGGATGCCGGGACCAGCCCGGCATGACGAAAGGCACGAACCAGCCACACCACTCCCGTCATCCCGGCCTTGAGCCGGGATCCAACCCTCCGCGAACACCGCCGCTCGCCAATCAGACGCAGCGCACCTCAGCGCAGCGCAGCCCCAACTCACCGTCACCCCGGCCCGCGCCGGGATCCAACGCTCCCGCGCACCGCCGTCAGCCGATCGCTCGCAACGCCCGTCGCCCGCCCATCACAACGCCCGCACCGCCGCCGCCCCACGCCGCCCCAGCATCAGCTCGCTCAGCGCCCAAACCAGCGCATCCGCGCGATCCGGCGACCGCCCCGGCCCCTCATAACCGCCGCCGACCACCAGCCCGCACAGCTCGTCCTCCAGCATCGGGAACACGCCCGCATGCCGCACCCGCCCCGCTTCGTAGAGCGCCGCCACCGGCTCCGCGCGCGCCACCTTCCCGCGGCTGGCATGGACCAGCGCCACCGGCAGCCCGGTGTCGGCGGCATGGAGCACCGATCGCACCATCTCGCCGCCCTGATTGGCCTCCGCCACCACCCGGTCGGCGCCATGCCGCGCGGCACAGCCCGCGACGGCGCGCGCCCAGCCCTCGGGCGTCGCGCCGGTCACGCTCGCATCCTCGATCACATGCCCGCTCCCCGCCGCGTCCAGCCCCGCCGCGACGATCCCGCAAGCGTCGCCGCCCACGCCCGCCGGCGGATCGACCCCCACCACCACGCGCACCAGCACCGGCGCCGCCGCGATCCGGCACGCCTCGATTGTCGCGCGCGTCCACAGCGCGCCCGCGACCGTCTCGATCATCTCGCCGTCCAGCTCCTGCCGGCCCAGCGCCGTCCCGCCATACGTCTCCGTCATTGCCTCGACGAACGCCGCTGGCAGATGGACGTTATCCCCCGTCTGCCCAGTCGTCTGGTACAGTCCCGGCAACGCCATCACGCGCCGCATCAGCACGGTCGATCGCGGCGTCGTCGTCACCATCACCTGCGGCTGCTTCCCGAGCCGCATCGTCATCATCAGATTGTCCCACGCCGCCTCGCCGCGCCGCCACTTGCCCAGTTCGTCGCACCAGGCGGCATGATGTTCCGGCCCGCGCAGCCCCTCGGGCGAATCCGCCGAATAGACGGTGGCGATCGCCCCGCCCGGCCAGCGCACCTCGCCCTTGCTCGCCGCCCAGGCCGGCCGCATGTCGAGCCGCGCGGTGGCGAGCACACCGCTCGGCCCCTCCACCATCACGCGCCGCGCCTCCTCCGCCGTCGCCCCGACCAGCGCGATCCGCGCCTCGGGACGGGTGCGCGCCACACCATTGACCCATTCCGCCCCCGCACGCGTCTTGCCAAACCCGCGCCCCGCGCGGACCAGCCACACGCGCCACGCATGCTCCGGCTCATATTGTCCCCCATGCGCGAAGGTGTGCCAGCGCCCCGCCAGCTCCACCTTCATCGGCATCGACAGCGTGGCGATCACCCGGTCGCGCTCGTCCGGCGGCAGCAGCGCGAGCCGCATCAGCGGATCGTCGCTCATGACGGCGCCCCCCGCCGCGCCAGCCCGTCCAGCGCGCGCTTCAGCGCGGCGTCGCTCTCCGCCTCGGTCGGCATCCTCACTGGCAGCGTCTGGCCGCGCCGCCCGCTTGTCGCAGCGCGATGCCGCTGCAACATGCCGACCGCCAGTTGCAGGTCGCCGTTGCTGATGCTCGCCCCCGCCGCCCCAGCGGCGACGCCATCGACCTTGCCGATCGCATAGACCAGCAGCGCATTTTCCAGCCGGTCGTATCCGATCGCCAGCGCCTCGTCCCACGCCGCGGCAAAGGCCGCATCGACGCTGCGCCAGCGATGCACCGTCGCCAGCGTCCGCCCCGCCGCCGCGGCTGCCGCCGCCACGTTGCACGTTTCCGCCAGCACCTTGGCAAAGCGCAGCTGCCGCAGCCGGGTGGTATGCCCCGCGATCCGCTCGGTGCCGCGCAGTGGCTCGTCGCGCCCCACCACACCGCCCAGCGCCGCGCCGGCCTCATCCCCCAGCGCCGCCGCGCCGGCCCCGTCGATCGATCCGAACGCGACGCGCGTCTGACGCGGCCGCTTCGCCCCGCCAGCGATGCGGCGGCCGCGCGGCGCACCGTCCTCACGCCGCGCCCTTGCATCCTCCATCGCGCCAGACGCGCACGCGTCCCCCACCGCAGGATCGCGGGCCGCGCGAGGGCGGCCAGCCGCTGACCGCCCCCGCGGCGCCGCCGTCACCGTCTCTCCCGATCCGCCCGCATCCCCCCGCCTGGCTCCTTTGCCGACCCCGTCGCCGCCGCAAGCCCGGCGCTGCGCCGCTGCACCCGTCACGCTGCCCCGCGCGCCCGTCCCGCCCAGGCGCACGATCCCCTCCGCCATGCCAATAGCCATCGCGCCTCTCCGCCCGCTTTCTCGTGAAGGACCCGCCATCCGCCAGGCCCCCAAACGCCGACGGGCCGGGAGCGGCAGGGGTCCGTCCCCCCGCGCTCACCGGCCCGTCGGCTCATCGAGGCTGGCGGCGCTGCCCAACCGCGCCTGCACTTTCTCGATGTTCCTGTTTTGTACACAAGCAGCGTCGCGCTGTCAAGCGCGTTTCGCTTGCCCTTGCGCGCCCGCCGACGCAGGAACCGGCACGAACATATCGCGGGGAGGACGA